GTTGTGCCGATACCTACAAGTCCGTCTGCTGTAAACCTTACTCTTTCTGTTGAGCCATCAGATTGGAAAGTTAAATCCATATCATTTGCGGCATTAGAAATACCTGTTATTTGAAAATCAGTATTTGTTGAACCGACAGCACTTCTAAACAACATACCTATTTCATTACCAGCAGTAGTGTTGTTGTTGTCTAGTAAAAAGGCAATATTCTCACCAGAAGCCGAATCTCTTGAAATATGTAACGGAACAAGAGGTGCGGTTTCTCCGATCCCTACGTTAGCACCACCGATATTTAAGCCTGATGAAGTTGTTTCAATGAATGAATGAACAGCACCATTCTTACCAAATGTAATTTGTTTAGCATTTGCTGTATCGTCTCTAGCTAAGTTTAAATAACCCCTAGATAATTCAAATGAATTGGCATCTGTTGGTGTACCACCTATTCCTACTTGTGCAGTTATACCACCTAATAGTGAGCCTGAAGAATTAATACGAGCTTTTTCACCACTCATATCAAATCTAATATCTCCACCTACAGAGAATATATTAGTGTTGTCATTTGTACTATCCCATTGAATACCGCCTCGTTTACTAGATGATTCAAAAACTTCAAAGGTTGGGTCGGTTGTTGCTCTGACACGACCAGCTACTTCTAGCTTTTGTGCTGGCGAATCAGTTCCTATGCCTACGTTGCCTGCTATATCAGCATTACCACCGAGGTAGAGGTCTTTGAATTTTGCTGATGATGCACCTAAGTCTATGGCATTATTAGTAGAAGCATTAGTTGAAATATTCCAAGGTATTAAACCTGCACCTGTGTCAAATCTAAGAGCCACATCAGCATCACCGATAGTCAAGTCACCAAAAATAGTACCAATATTACCAACTACTGAACCATCTTTTCTAAATTCTGCAATTTTACCATCACTACCATATCTATTAAGGAATAGTGATTTGTTGTTAGCACGAGATGCTTCAATTGCACCATGTTGTCCATGTAAGTTTATACCTTGATTTGAGCCACCAGCAACACCAGAGACAGTAGTTCCTACCATAGCTGTGCCTGAACTGTCTATTCGCATACGTTCAGTGCCATTAGTGAAGGTTGCTAAAGAGTTAGTTGAATTGTCATAAACAATTCTACCAATATTAATCACATCTGAATCACCAAAGAAAATACCAGCATTACTAGAAGCAGAAGCTGTAAGTGCTAATAGTGCAGAAGCACTTGTATCAGAAATATGTAAATCATAACTTGGCGAAGAAGTTCCGATACCAATGTTGTTTGTATCTTTTTCTATAAATAGACCATCAGTACCATCAGCTCTTAAATGGATAGAATTAAAACCATTACCACCTGTATCAACACCATCAATTCTAAATATATCTGTTGAATCAATAATAAACTTTAAACCTGTAGCTGTATCACCTATTGTTGTTATGCCAGATATGTTAGCTGTGCCTACAACATCTAACTTTTTACTTGGCGAAGTCGTTCCTATGCCTAAGCCTGTTGAAGTAAATCTAGCTTTCTCACTACCACCATCACTAAATATTATGTCGCCACCATCTGCATCTAGAGTTAAGTCTCCACCTACATCAATAGTCATATTGCCAGCATTAATTAAATTAGAGCCTGAGCCGATAGTTACTTGATTGTTAAATGTAGCCGCACCTGCTGCTGACATATCAAGTGTGAGAGCTGTAATTGCAGAACCACCATCAAACCCCTTAAAGATAATGTCTTTATCTGATACATTTGTGCTAATAGTAGTATCGCTGTTTGCCATACTAAGCAAACTTATAACTGTTCCACCATCTGCAAATTTGATGTCTCCACCATCAGCGTCTAATTTAATATCTCCACCTACATCAATAGTTAAATCACCTGCATCAGAGATAGTTGACCCGTTAATTGTTATATCATCTACTGTAAGAGTTGTAAGGGTGCCAAGACTTGTAATGTTTGTTTGAGCTGCATCTGATACCTTTAAACCAGCAAAAGCATCTACTACAGCTGCTCCTGAACCAGCACCATCTGAATAAACTGCTTTAACTTCTCCTGGAGGAATTGTGACATTTGCTCCTGAACCCTGTGAAATAATAATATTTTGAGAACCAGATGTTCCATTTTCTATCAGCCAAAACTTAGAAACAGTATTCGGACCAATAGTAATAGTACAGGCACTATCAAGTGTACCTGTATATTTTAAATAAAAAGAACGACCTGGATCAGTTGCTCCATCTGCTATTGTTGTTGTATGCGTATCAGCATTTGTAGTTATGGCTTCTGTGCCAAAACTAAATGCTTCTGCTATAAGTTCTAAATTAGTATTCGTAGAAGTACCCCAGGTGCCTGCTTCATCACCTGTAGCTATTTCTTTGAGTCTTAAATCATTTACATAAGTTGCCATAAATTTTCCTTGTTATGCCACCTCTTCCCAGTTTGGTACTTGAGATGTATCTATATTATTATAATTTGCTGTTTGTGAATCATCCACATTTCCATAAGTTGGTGTTTGTGAACTGTCTACATCTGTATAATTTGGAGTTTGTGCATCATCTACATTTGCATAATCAGCTGTTTGTGCATCATCTACTAGACCCCAAACATTTACAATATTTAATTCAGATGTGCCTAAAATACCTGTAACATCTATATTTGCTTTTGCTATTACAGTTGCAGAGTTTAATAATGCTTCTGCAGATAAACCATCAGGACTTAGAATATTATTTGTAATTAAACTAATACTTCCTAGTCCACTAGTTCCTGTTAATCCTGTAACTGCCACATTAGCTGCTGCTGTTACAGATTCATCTCCTAAAGTTCCTATAGAAGCAGAACCTGATACTCCTGTTACTGCTGCACCAGCAGTTATTGCATTACCTAATGCACTTGTTCCAACATTACCTGTGACAGCAGTATTTGCACTAGCTGCTACAGTTTCATTACCTAAAGCAGAAGTACCAACATTTCCTGTAACAGAAACATTAGCTATACCTATTACTGTTTCATTTCCAAGTACAGTTGTTGCAGATACTCCTGTTACTGCAACTGTAGCTTTTGCAACGACTGTTTCATTACCTAGTGCAGTTGTTCCTGCAACACCAGTAACTTCAACAGGTATTGGATTTGACCATTCTCCTTGACCCCAGGTACCTCTACCCCAGCCGTTGATAATAGCCATATTCTATTAAGCTATTCTAATAATAGCATTTGATGCATCAGCTGTAGGAAACTGTATAGTAAAGTCTCCTGCTGTTGATGTCTTATCGCCACCAAAATCTAATACTGCAACTGCTGGATCACCTGATGCTGTATCATTAAATATCAAAGCACCTCTAGCAGTTATAGTGGCAGTGCTAAATGTTAAATCTGAAAAATCTGTTAATGCAGTTGTACCTGAAGTAGATGGATCAACTCTAGTTAAACTTGCTCCTTTTGCAGTATAACCTGTACCACTTACTTCATTACTTGTCGTATATGCTGTGGTACTTGCACCTAAACTAGCTGAACTTGTATATAAAGCTAGTTTAAAATCATTACCACCTGAATTTTTAAAGTTATGGACTCCTTCTAAAAGTTCCTTTTTAAAAGATGTACACATCGCTTGTGTTATTGCCATTACAATCTCCTTATAATTTTAGCCATTTCTTCATGACCTTGTTTATCTAATAATCCTGCTACAGTAGCTCTATCACTTGCTATAGCCTGTTTTAAATATAGTAAAATAGTTTGATGTATTACATCTTTAAAAGCATTAGCCTGTGCTTGTACCATAGGATCAGCCTTATTACTAACTGAAACTATTTTTTCTACTATTCTTTCAGCCCAATATTCAGGACTTAAACCTTCATTATGTGTTGTTTTTACATCTACTGTTCCTAGCTCAGGAACTCCATCAACACTAATCATTAACTTCTTTTTATCCTGTATTGATCATCTCTATAATGATCAGTTGTATTTTCACCTTCAGCTAAAGTTTTTAATCTAACTAATGCTTGTTCATATCTTTTTTCATACATTTGCATGATATCAGGCTCACCTTTCATATAAGTATAACCTTCAAGTAATGAACCATAAAGTAAAGCATTTTCGGCATTTGTTGATAACCAGGTAGTTCCGCTATCTGCACCTGCTGTAATTGATGTTGGGCTATAAAAATAATGTAGCTCTACAGTAAAATTACTATTAGGTGTAGGACCTACTATAAAACTTGTATTATCAAAAATAGCATAGTGTTTTGGTAATCCTGTCGTAGATTTATTTGGATAAGCTTCTCTAATAAAATTTACATCTTTAAATAATAAAAATGTTTGTTCACTACTATTTGTAAAAGATAAAGAATAATTATCTAAAAAATCTGTAGGAGTTGCTAAATATTCGTTACCTGAAGTTAAAGTACCAGTAACATTTTTTCTAAATACTGGAAGCTTAACTGTTTTTAATATTCTATTTTCTGCTTGCTTAATTATAGTAGGCAAGTCTGAAACAAATTGTGTTTCAGAATTTTGTAAATAATTTTGTATTGCACTTTTTAATTCTGCGTATGTCATGATATTACTATTTTAACCTTTCCTATTTTTCCTCTTAATATATTACCAGTGCTACTAACAGGATTAAATCCATAGTATTGAGTTGATATTTTTTCTCCACTATCTGTTCTAGGATCAAACAAAGCCATAGGGTCAGCTGTATTTAATCTTCCTACTTTAAATTGAGGTTGATCAGGATCAAAACAATTATGACAAACTCTTAAACCATTTCTAGTTTCATTCTGTACTTCATACTTAAGATCATTAAGTTTGTAAGTAAAACCACACCTATCACATATTCCTAATGCTTTTGTACTTTTTGCATATGCCATAATTAATAAACATTATTGCCTGGTACAAATTTTACAGCTGCTCTTTCTCTATCAGCATCAGAAACTTCGTTCCAGAGTTCCATATATCTACCTCTTATCATATTAACTCTATTCTGTGCTTCAGGTTCTTTACAAGCAATATTGTAAGCTAAAGCATAAGTTAAACATGGTAAATATCTAGCAGGAACATCAGCATTGTTTGTTGCGACATTGCCTGCATCTTCTATTCTTTTAATGTAATCATAAACTAAAGTATAAGTTTGAGCACTATCAGGTGTAGACCATAAAACTATATTGATACCACCTGTACCTTTATCTGCAAAAAACTGAGTAGGTTTGCCCTGTGTTAATTTTTTTGCTTGATGATTATATTGTGTTCTAGATATTCTTGTAAGTTGCTGATCAAACTGTTTATCTGTATCACCACTATCTGTTCTTATAAAAGCATCTACTATTTCTAAAGCAGAAGTTTCAGCTGCATAACTGCTTGTGCCTGCAGTTAAAGCTTGAGTTGCTTGTTCTATCTTCCAAAGATTTAAACCTTTATTTTGCCATTCTAAAAATATAAGATTTAAGGCTCGTCTTGCTGTTCTATAATCATAGCCTGAACGCATAGTTAATCCGCATAATTCATATGCTTCTTCCATAATATCTGATAAATCTAAATTAAATGTAGTTGTTCCACTACTTGCCATGCTGTCTCCTTATTGCTTCTTTACCTTTTTTTGCTATCTTTGCTTGTTCATTTTTGCCTGAAACTTTTGCTCTTTGCTCAAGCACAGTAAGTATTTGTATCTTTCTAGCATAAGGCTTATTAATCCTTTTTACTTTAGCTACAGTTTTTCTTGCATCTGTAGGTGTAGCAAATTTTATACCAACTGTATCTTTAGGATTTTCATCAGTATAAAGTCTACGACTACTACCTTTAGGTTTTTTTCCTGTTCCTTTTTTTGGTTCTCTGTTTTTTCTCATGAAACTTTTTTTTAGATGCAGGAGCTTTTCTAGTAAGAACTCCAAAGTTTGCTCTAGACATTACCATTTTACTTTATGCGACCAATATCTAGCACTTAACTTGCTAGGGTTTTTATCTTGTGCATTATGTCTTGCATAATAAGATTTTCTTCTAGCCTTGTCTTTTTTTGACTTAGGACTCTTACCTGCACCTCTCACACCTTGTTGTCCAAATCTAATAGTTTTAATTTTGTCACCATCTTTAGCAACAACGACATGAGACTTAGTAGGGTGTTTAGGGGTACGTTTTGGTTTATTGTACCCACTAACACCTGCTTTTTTTAGTCTTGAATCTTTTTTTGATCTAGACATATATTCAAATATTTACTGGTTTATGTTTTTCCGCCACCAAACATACTTTTAACGTAGTCTTGAAAACTTACTACTTTGCCAGCTTTCATGCCTTTTCGTAATTTACCTACGCCTCCTGCTGCCATCATGCTTCTACCCATAGAATCTTTTCTACCACTTGCACCTTTAGGTTTTACTTTTTGACCTCGTACAGGTTTACGAACTGGTGGTTTAGATGGTTTAGGTAAGAAATCACTACCACCAGATACTCTTGGCGGTTGACCAGAACCTCTAGGTCCTCTTGATATTGGCGGTGTTTTGCCTACAGCCATTTTTTTGACTTTGGTTTTCATACCACCACGCAATTTATTGACTTTGGTTTTTTTACCACCTTTCATAATTTTAGCTTTTTTACCGCCTTTCATGATCTTGGTTTTTTTACCACCCATCATTTTTTTAGCGACTTTAGTTTTTTTGCCGCCCATCATTTTTTTCTTTTTTACTTTAGATTTTTTTGTTCCAGCCATTTTTCTTTCCTCCTTTGGATAAGCTGTTTAAAGTCATCACTTTTATATTTTTTATAATAACCTTTTTTCTTAATACTATCTGAAGCTTTTATTAATACTTCAAGTCTTTGTACAAAGATTTGATAATAGTCTTCTTCAAGTATTGGTTCAAAATTTTCTTGTGATACAGCATGATCTATTTCTGTATCAGGATGTGATCCCATTACCCATAAATCATTTTGTACTGCTTCTTCATTTAAAATATCAATTCTTAACTCTAATTCATCTGCTGTAATTTTTTCGTAGTCAGTACCACAATAAACAACAACATCATATTTATCGTCAAAATTTTGTATTATTTTAAGTAAATCGTACCAGTAACCTCCTTCTCCTTGCATAACTCTTACTCTATCTTTATTCCAAGAAAATTTTGCAAAAGGGCAAGCAGGCAAGTTATTAAAACTTTTATCAGGAACTTCTAATACTTCGCTACTCCATTGACGAATTTCTTTCTTCAATAGAGCTTTATCTAACATTATTTTTTCTTTTTTGGTCTTCCTGCTTTTTTAGCAGAAACTTTCTTTTTAGTTGGTGTTTTACCTGAAACATAAGCTTCATTAATATCAGGTGTAGATGGATCATCTGCTTTATAATGCCCTGATTTATTTCTAGCTCTTTTAGTAGAGCCAGATAATTCAGCATGTTTGCGTTCAGCATCAGCTAAATCAGGATCAGGTCCAAATACAGGTATATAAATACCATCTTGATTTTTTTGTAAAACAAAATATTCAGGTGGAAAATTACCATTTTCTGAAATAATGTATTCCATAATTTCTCCTATTAATCTGAGTAAACTTTTACCATTTCTAAAACTATTGAATAAGTATCACCAGAACTATGTCCTTTAGTAGTAAAAAGAATATCTCCATTTTTTCCACTACCTGCATTATTTGGGATGCCACCAAAGTCTTTGAAATCCATATGTCCATTACTACTCTCAGCAAGTTCCATTAATAAAACATTACTTGTTGCATTAAAAAATAATTGAACAGACATACCTACAACAGCATGACTGACTCGCATTACTCTAACTTCAGAGCAAGCTGTGCCTGCTTTGTTAGCTGATAAAGCAGAAACATCCACCTTAGCAACTGCAGATTCGCCTGTGCCATCGCTGACATTAGTAAATTTCATTACTACATTTCTTTCGCCATCTTGAATGATTTGTGATGTTACTGCATCAGCCATAATTTACTCCTATGCGTCACTAAATGCTGGAGCATCTGCACCTTCTTGGTTACCCCAGATATACCAGTTAGTTGAATCTTTCGCTAATATGTTGATTTCAAATAAACCAAAATCAGTTAAAGTTAATATAGAATTAGAATTACCATCAGAATATACAGAAACATTATCTGCATTTGAGTCTAAATGCACAATACCACCAATATAAAAATTAGTATTAGAGCCTGTGCTAATAATTAAATTTTCTGTTTCTTCTGCTGCACCACCATAAATAAGTTTAAAATAAACTCCCTCTGAAGGTGAAGGTAAAGTTAATGTTAAGTTAGCTGATAATGCTGGCACAACTGCTACTCTGCCACCATGTGTAGCTGCAGTTAATGATATAGCTGTAGTATCAGCCAAAGCTACAGGTGCTACTTGTACACCAGAACCATCTAATGTAAATGATTCAGTTATTGCTCCTGTGCTTGAATTTTTAGAAATGACTTTGAAGCCATTCTCAGACCTTACTGGTCCGTTAAAAGATGTGTTTGCCATGTTTCCTCCTATCGGAAATAATCTATCATCTTGGCTTGTCTGCTAGGTCAGTTGATAGAAAAATTAAATTACCCTAGATAAAAAAGTAGGGGAGCCTAAGCTCCCCTATAAATATTAACTTGATCCTGGTGAACCAAAGATACCTAGTGGATCAGATACTCCAAATGAATATCTTTCTCTAGCTTTGTATCTAACATTACCAGTGTCAAAGTCTCCGTCCATGCTTGTTACCATAGGACTTCTGACAAAATGTTTCATACCATCTGGAACATCTGTTGTTATAAAGTAAGCATTTGTATCAGTTAAATAATGATTAACTGCAAATCCTTCAGGTATAACACCATTGCTCTTAATAGCATTAAGATCATTGTCAGCACTACCAGTCCTATATTCACTCTCAAGAATACGAGTAGCTACAAACTGTAAATCAGTTGGAACTATAAGCTTTCTTGGTCTAGCTGCAATTTTAAGACCTCTTTCATCAGTCCATTTGCTTATTTGAATAATATTATCTTCTAGTGAAGTTTCATTCAAATCTGCTCCTACGACTGGTCTATTAGAGTTCTTGCCACCATTTACTAATGGGTGACCATCACCGCCAGTAACTCCATCTCCTTCTGCTGTAAATAGGTTAACCCCATCACCAGATTGAAATGAGCTAGTAAATCCGTTATTCAACAATGCAGCAGCTTTTACTTGTTTTGTATAAGCCATTGCTCTAGCTAAAGCTTTTGTATATCTAGCTGATAAACTTACATAAAGATTATCTTCCATTGCTTCCTCAGTTACTGAGAAACCTAAAGCGATAGTTTCGTGTGTATAACGAGCTACAAAAGATTCTTGTGCGACATCATAAGATATTGCAGCACCTTCATCTTTTACTGGAGCTGCAGCAAATCCTGAAAGTTTTAGTTCCTCTTCAAATGATCTCTCAGAGTTTTCACTTACATAAATTTGTTCATGCTCGTTCTCATAGTTGTTGTACTCTTCTCCAAACAGTGCATTTAAGCCTGGTAGGAGTTGTTTTAATTCGTTAGCTCTTGATATAGCTGCCATAATATTCTCCTATTAACCTATTCCTGTTGTGTTAAGTAATTGATGTCCTACATTGAACATAACTAATACGTCAGTTTTTGCATCACCAATAGCACTATCAGGACCATCAACAAAGTCGATAATCTTTAGTGGTAAAGTATTTGTAGTATTAGCTGTACTACCATCTATTGCATTTTTACTAACTCCAAACTTTGTAGAACCTGCTGTTTGCACAACTCCTACATTTTTCCCTAAATCATCTTGATCTAAAGCTTCGTCTGATTGCATCTGCATTACTAAGAATGGATCAGATGCCACATAAGCAATAATATCGTCTGCTGCTGTTGAAGCAGGATATTGATTATTATTCGTAAATTGACCAGTTACTGGATCAGTATATGAACATCCAAGGAATACTCCTATTGGTGTCAATGATGTAGTACCTGTATCTTTTTGTATTGTTGTATTCGGATTATCATCCGCCCACTTTACAAAATCTCCATAAAATATGGCTGTGCCAAAATTATTTTTAATTTTATAATGGCTAATTTTTGCATTGTAAGCACATGAAACTAACGAACCAACAGGTCTTGCTCCCATCGGAGCCGCTGATGAAGCCATAGCTTCCTCCTTTCAAAAAAAATTATTAATCTAACAAGACTAAGAATCTCTCCCAAAAGTTGTTTTTGATTTTCTCTCAAACACTTGCTTGGTAGCCATTCTAGAATCTTGATCCTTAAAATATACGTTATCTACAGATGACATTTGATTTTGAGCTAAACTTTGAAAATGTTTATCTCTAGCTTCCGCCTTGTCTTTTGGCATCTTACATAACAATTGCCCACCAATTTCTATATTACCTTTCTCAGCCCATTCAGATTTATAATCCATCATATGTATATGCAATTCAGGATGATCTTCTGCTTTGCAAGGAATCCAGCCTTCCCTAAATTTCTTAGAAACATTAGGATTATCAGGATTGCCTAACGTAGCAGTCCTAATATATCTGAATACCCAGCCAGGTTGAGGATCAGGGTTTGGTAAATTGGAAGGGTTTTCCCAGCTTTCTACTCGCTGTTGAACCTCTCGGTCTTCTTTAGCCCTAGGGCTACGCACATGATCTGAAGATTCTTGAACCTCTGGTTCTTGAATTTCATTTACAGTTTTGTCAATATTATCGTTCATTATGATTCCTTTAATAATTGTTTTGCGTATTGCTGCGGACTTATACCAAGTTGACGTGCTAACTTAACTTGAGTCCGAGTTAAACGTACATTGCGAGGATTTTTTTCAGCACCAGTTGACCTCGATACAGGTGCGACAACATTAGAGGGTTGTCGTTTCTCTTCTTCTTGTACTTCAATTTGAGCTTCCGCTTCTACTTGAGGTACTCCAAAAAAACTTGGAAATTGTAGTCTCATGGCTTTATCTATTTCACCATAATACTCTGTTGCTTGTGTTGCAGGATTAATTCCACCTGCTTGCAACTTTTGATCTAAATACATAGCAAAAGATGTCATCTCTTTATGCACAGGTTCTGTTCCCATAAACCAAGGATTTTTACTTGCCCATGCTTGCATATCAGGATCAGCTTGTGTTTGTTGCACAACTGGTTGACTTGCTGCTACTTGTCTTTGCATAGCTTCTGCATAGCCTGGAGCCTGTTGTTCTGCTAGTGTTGCTTTTGTTAATTCTGCTTGAGCTGTTGCCATAGCATCTGCATCACCTTCATCGTATGCTTTTTTATATAAAGCTTGTGCATTTAATTTTGCATATTGTGCATTATATAAGGCTTGTTGATTTACAACTTTACCGCCTTCTTGTACTAACTTTTGTAATCTTTGATTTTCTTGTAGTAATGTTTGTGTGTTTTTAATTGCCTCTGCTTTTTCTCTTTCAGCAGCTTCTTTGGCTCTACGTTCTTCATGATACTCGTATTTTATTTTACTAATACGTTTACCAGCTCTTTCACTTAAATCAGAAATCTCTTGATCAACAGTATCATCATCAACTGTGTCATTTTCAACTTCTTGTTTAGGTGGTCTTCTGTCTTCTTCAGGGGTATCGTCTACTACCTCTACCTCTAAATCAGATGAGTCTTCTTTTTTAATTTCAGTCTTAACACCAAAAAATTTATCTTCACTTGTCTGTGGTGATAGTTTTCCATCATCATCAGCTTTAAATTCAGTTTGAATTGAAGTTTCTATAGATTGCTCACTCATGCTCTCACTACTCCTGTTGGGTCCTCTACTACTGCTTCTACAGTATCATCATTAATCAATCGAAACTCTTTCCCATAAATTTTAAGACGAGTGCCTGAATAAGCTCTAAATACAACCCAATCACCTTTTTTACAGTAAGGTCCATTTGGAAATCTACCTTGATCAGCATAAGCATCTGGACCAAGTTTTAAAACATATCCACATATGTTACTAACTTCTTCATCTCTAATAGTGCTTGATGCTTTAACAATACCGCCTTCTGTTTTTTCATCTACATCAGGCATTGCAATCAAAATACGATATCCTGCAGGTTCAGGAAGTTGACTTTTAGTTTTTTCATCAACTTTAGGTTTATCTATTGCTTCTTTTTCTATTTTTATGTCACTCATAATATTGCACAACTTAAAGGAGTTGAGTTCCTATTCTTGAGTATGTTGTTCTATCCAGTCCAACATCTCACGTTCTGCAAGGGCTAAACCCTCTACTATTCCACACAGTTTCTTATACTCAGAAAAATCTTTTACATTACCTGTAGCAATATGATCTGCGTGTTCATTCATGATGTCTCTGATTCTAACTTTCAACCACTCAGAAAGTGATTGCTCTTTAATATCAGTTAACATACTAATTGCTATCTTTAACTATATCTTTAGCAATGTCAATACCAGTTTTGAAGTCCTCTACTGCTTGCTTTTTGCTAACTTTATCATTTTCTAGCAAGTCACTTGCAATCTTAGCACCGATTTTAGTACCTTCTATTTGTGTTTCTGATTCTACTTTTTCTTTTTCTAGTTGTAGCTCTGCAACTTTAATACTTTGATCAACCTGTTGTTTCTGAGCTGCTAACTGCAATCTTGCTTGATCACCCATAGCTTTTCTTTGTACTTCAGCTTCTCTTGCAGCAACCTCTCTTTCTTTCATCTGTATTAGAGGGTCTTGTTGTTCTGCTGCTATTCTTTTATCTTCTGCTTCCTGCATAGCTTTTTGTGTTACTCTGCTAGCTGCTTCAGCAACAAGATCAGATATTCTCTTTTCAACATCTGCAGGAATAGGTTCACCTACTGGTGGTAAAGCTATACCCATTTCTTCTTCTACTTGTTTTCTAAACTTCATAGTTAAATGATCATTAATATAAGAAGATGCTGAAGCTAATATAGCTGGAGCATTTGGACTTTGACCTAGAAGTTGTTGTATCTCTGGGTTATCTTGAGCAGCAGCCACTGTTTGAATATGTGCATCATGATCTTGGAAATCAAATGCTTTGACTGGTTTATTATTAATTAAGTTTTGCACTGCGGTCACTGGATCAACAGGATTAATATCAGCTTCTTCAGGTATAACATCATTAACATCTTGTATACCAAGAACATCAAGCATCTGTCTATGTAGTTCTTTCATATCATACATTTCAGGTGCAGTTTGTGCTAATTGCATAGCAGCTTGATACTGCATGATTCTTTGTGCCATAGTAGCTGCATTTGGATCAGATACTGGCAAAACATCAATACGTTTATCAAAGTCAGATGATTTAATTTCTTCTTCTTCACCTGTATCATATGGATAGCTGGGCTCTCCAAAATCAGATATTATGTTTACTAAAATATCAAATTCTTTTTTCATAGAAGCATGCAGTCTAGCTTGTACTGCACTCATGACTTTCATATTTCTTTCTAATAATGCTAAGGTAGTTCCAACTGGTGCCTGACTATTCATATCACTTACCTTCATGTCAGAAATACTAGCAAACCTTCTTCCCTCTTCCACTATGTTTTGCAATAGCTGATAAAGAGTTGGGGAAGGTTCTTTATAGGGCAGGAAGGTTATATTATCTCTAATAGCACCACCTGGAACATCCACATCTCTAAACTCACCAGGCATTATAGGAGTATCATCACCTTTGATCCTAAGACCTCTAGCTTTTAACCCGCCTGGTAAATTAGATAATGTACCTGCATCTACCAATTGTCTTAATAAACTTGTAGCTGATTTTGCTAAACCACCTATCATATGGATTAAACCAAAACCATAAAAACCTAAACCTGGTAAATATTGATAATGTACGAAATGTGATCTTCTTCTTTTATTGTCATCATCTTCATAATAATTTCTTCTAATACTTAAAATAGTTCCACTTGGAAAATCTAAAGTTACAACATATGGTAGTTGAATACCTGTAGGCTCACCATCTTTCATATCTTCAAATCCCGGTAAATCTAAATTAACTTGCATTTCTAAAAGAATATGACGCTGATCATATATATCTCTATCATGTTCGCCAGTAAGCTCATTATATTTTTCTGTTATATCTGAATAAGAATTAGGAGCATCAGGCAATTCTATATCTCTGTAGAACCCACTGACTTGCATCTTTCTTATATCATTAAAAGATTTACGCATTACATGAGTTGCTCTTTCACAAGTTTCTAAATCACTAGCACCATAGTTAACAACTACATCTTCAGATGGAACGAATATACCGCTTGGTCTGCCTAGACTAGGATCATAATAAACTTTTCTAAAAGCTGAACCTGCTAAAGGTAAAGAAAATAAAAGTTTTTCTGTCTCTGTTCTATATTCAGACATCTCATGAGTTAAAAGATAATTCATGTAATCTTCTACTCTGTCTGCTTGTTTTTCTTTTTCGCTAGTTACTTTGCCAACAATCTTTGTTTTAACTGGTCCTGATGCTGGAAATATTTCTGCTATTGCCTGTGATTGAAACCTTATTACCGCTTCAGATAACATTGGATGAAATACTCCACAGGCTCCATTCCAAGGTTGTGTTCTTTCTTCTATCTTTAGTCCTAGTTGATCTAAACCTTTAGTGTAACTATCTTCCCAATCTTTTCTAGAATCTTTATCCATATTGTAGGCTGCAACAAGTTCAGAGCCTATTCTCTCTAAATCATTTTCATCTATAAAATCTACTAGGTTGCTATCAAAGTCTGCTTCTGGTTTTTCTTCTTGTGGATCAAAATCTATAATCATGCCTCCATCATCAGTTTCAATGGAAACTGAATCTGGATTTTCTATTGTGATATCTAAATCCTCACCTTGAGGTTCTTGTTCTATTAAACCTTCTACTGGTGTAGCTGGTGTTCTTTCAATTGCCAATTAAATCTCCTAGTAATAATTTGCAGTTTTATTATGTTCTAATGGTTCTTCTTCTTCATCTGAACTAAGTGGAATGAATCCACCTTGTCTAAATCTTAACAAAGCTTGCGTGCTGCTATCAACTAAATCATCATGTTCTGAATTTGGAAAAGCAGCAAACTCTTCTATAACTTCTTCTGCCCATCTTGTTTGTGGTGCCCACACAACTCCAGAAGAAAATAAATCAGCAACTGCATTAACTCTTGCTATCTTATCGTTACCTCTACTAGGTGTGTACTCTTGCACAGGGATACCCATAGCTCTAAGTTCAAATATCAATGGCATACCTGCTGCTTTACCCTCAACAATAAAAGCATCTGGTTTGTAAGATTGATAACATTCCATAGCTCTTTGTTTCAGTTCTGGAAACTCTAGTCTAGCTTTATGTGCATCAAGTAAAATAATCTGAGGTGTTAACTGTCCGCTATCTTCATCTTCTCTGTAAAAAACACCCCAAGTAGTACAAGCAGAATAGTCTGCTCTTTGTGATTTTAAGAAAGCTGTATCCCAAGATTGAATAACAAATTCACATTCAGGTGGTTCTATGTATTCCCAAGTTCGCCACCATTCTCTTTTAACTATAGCTCCTTCTTCAGCAGTAGGGTCTTGTTGATATTGAGCCATCCATTTAGAAGTAGGCAACTCTGCTTTTAAAGCTTCAAGTTCTTCTAACTTCCAAAACTCTGACCATAAAGGATTACCTGATGGTAATAAAGCTGGTAGCTCTATAACTTCCCACTGATCGGCACCGCCTCTTTTAATGCTAGCATCAACTAATTGACCAGTAAGGTCTTTATCATGCCATCTTGTCATCACCACTACGATAGAACCTTTAGGTTGTAAACGCTG